TACCGTATAATTAGATATTATTTTTCTGGATTCGGAGAAATATCCGACTCCAGAAAGTATTTGATTATAAGATACTTACTATAAATAATCTTGTCCTATTTTTATGGGTATACGCATTCTTGTATCATTTTTCAGTATAACATGTTTACAAAAAACGTAATATCATAGCGTCTCCATATATTCCCGACCATGTTTTATTGCCTTGATGTTGTTTATTGTTATGTTTGCGTAGGTAAATGATTTTTTGAACTAAAATATTGATTATATGTTGCACAGACCGCAAGACCGGGTACTTTTCGTATCCCCACACGCTAAGATGGTGGATGTTGATTCCATCTTCTTGAAGGAAGGACAGATCGGTATTTACGATACTAAAGATACTTCCGAGAACGGTTGTAAGGCCGTGACTGATTTTACCGGTAAGCCTCGTAACGACAAGCGTTATGAGATCCGTATCGGTCGTAATGAACAAGCGGCTTCCCGCTCTATATATGATAAGGATTTTTCCACGCCTTTGTTCTCGTTGAATGAGATCACCGAGATTTACGCTTCTTGGCCGAAGAAAGATCATGCTTATGTCGATGATGTTATCTTAGGATACAACGGTGTGTCTGATGACACGGCTTTCTCCGTATCCAAGGGCGACCGTATCGCTATCCGCTTGGTTCTCGCCGGCAGGGCTTTCGAACTTCTTGGTTATGAGGGAGGTCGTATTGAGATCAATGACGCTATCCTTTTGGATGATTGTGATAATACTCCAAATCAATGCGAGGAGTGCGATCCTTGCGAGGAGGTTGATTTGTTGCCAGCCGTCCTGAAATGTATCGAGAGGATGAAGAACCAGCCTATCGCTGGTGGTGGTAAGGTATCTGATTATATTGATATCACTCCGGTTACAAGATGTACTAACGAGGCTACGGAGCCTGAGACGGAGGACGTGAACTTCTATTGTATGGAGGTTTGCGATACTGGTGATGACCTTGCCTTGGCTGAGGTTCGTGCCCAGTACCCGGGATTGAAGATCGTTCGTGAGAGCATCAACGGCAGCATGTCACGTTATAAGGTGATGAAGAAAGGGACTAAGCCTAATGACTATACTCAACGTCTGATCTCTATCATGAAAGGATGCGAGGAATGCCCGCCTAGCTATACTGAGGTTAAGGGCGGATACCTGTATTCCATTTCATTGGAGGATGACGGCGTTGATATGTCTACTACGGTAGAGTCTTTACCTAATGTGGTAGCTGATACGGTTAATAAGATGAGCCAGATCAAGGGATCAGGTTTGTATATTGCCGCTACTTCCAAGAAATTGACGGATGAGGAGATCTCTACTTTCGTGGAGGCTAATCCTACGGCTATTATCTACTATGTGGCTAAGACATCCGATATGTGCGAGAATCCTACGGTTCGTACCGCTTCATGGTCAGCTTGTGGTTCTTGCAAGGTATCCACCGAGAAGTATTATATCACGATCCCGGATGATGAGTGCGGAAACAGTGCTTTGGAGGAAATCAAACAGGCTTTCCCGGAACTGGAGATCACTGACTACGGTACTCCTGCGGCTTGCCAGCATAGCTTCCAGACAACGGTATATACTAACATGTTGTGTGATGAGTGCGACAAGGTGTTCGAGGGATTCTTCACCAGCAAGGCTCCGGCGTCCTACCGCAACCGTATGTGGAAGAAACTGGAATCGGCTCAGGAACTTGGCACTAATTGCAAGTGCGGTATCCGTTTCCGTGGCAAGGAAATGTTATTATCTCCGTCAGAGTGCTTGATGGATAAAATGACCTATGTAGAGGATAGCGTTGAGATCGTTGGCGCTAGCGGTGGTTATCCTGATTCTCTTGATGAGGGATCCCCTATTTGGTGGGATCAGCTTCACTTCGAGAGATTGTCCAGCAAAGCCCCGCGTACTCATGTTGGCGGCAATATGATGGATGATGAGTTGAAGGGTTACGCTCATTTCAACGGCTTCCCGAAACATCAGGACTTCATGGGACGGACATTCATGAACGAATACAGCCGTGTTGAACAAACAGCCCAATATGTGGACTTCCAGATCACGATTAATCCTCATAGATACGCTCAAGGATTCGGAAAGGTTATCGCCGATGATCCGGTTAACTTGATCTTACGTGTACGCTATGGCGCTCATGAGGGTGTTCAGGAGATGATCAATATGATCGGAGCTGCCGCTGGTCTTGGACCGGCTATCGTGACCGAACCCAAATAAGAACGACCTTTTTTGCGTTCATATATTTCCTAAAGGGGAGAGATTCATTTCTCTTCCCTTTTTTGTTATCTTTGAGGCAGTAGAATTAAAATATGATATTATGTCTGCGATAAATGAGTATTTAAAGAGACTTGCTTCCATCTTCGGTAGCATGGGTTTCTCCGTTCCGCCAGATGACTTCTCAGGTGTTGTCATAGACGGAAAGACGTATCCGGTCATGATGAGGAATGACGGGTGTTACGTGTACTTCGATGATAAAGGAGTAAAGAGACTTGTAAGCGAGATCCCTAAAAAGGACTATCAGTTCATTAACATCAAGGACGCCCGTGTGTCGATCGTCAACCAATGCTATCGCACGCCGGGTGGTCAGGTAGAAGCTCGTATCCATACCTATATGAATAATAAGGGGGAGATACTGGCCGAGAAGATATTTATCATCAACTCATCGGATATCGATACTCCCATTGGCACGGAATTGGATAAGATCCCTGCCGAGTGGGTAGCTATAGATTGTAGCATAGCGGAGATGACCGATCGGGAGTTGATATTCGTAAGTAAATGTTACGCCACGGAAGGGGGCAAGGTTCAGATCGAGGGCGTTGAGTCGGTAGACCCACGCCTGAACCCGGAGGTATCCCATTATGAGGTGGTGAATACGACTGACGATAGCAATCCTATCGGTACGGAGTATGATAAGATACCCGATACATGGAGTCGTATAGTATGTGATTTCCCGGATATGACCCAAAGGGAGATAATACCGGTGCTTAAATGCTTTGATACCGGAACCGGAAGGGTGCAGATAGAGGGATATAAGATATTTGATTACGAGATGGGTACCAGAAAGGAATGGTATCGCGTCAAGCAAAGTACCGATCCTGAGAATCCGGTAGGTGAGTTTATCACCAGCATAAGCGATGACTGGGTTGAGGTCGTTTGTGACTTCACGGATATGGAGGACCGGGATATTGAGGTAACTGTAGAATGTTATAAGACACCGACCGGTAAGGTGAAGCTGGAGGTTCTCACGTCATGGGACGGGAATATAGGAGTTAGGGATAAGAACTATAAAGTCCTGGAGACTACCGACCCGTCACAACCTGAGGGCGCCAGCTTCAGTTCCTTGCCAGATACGTGGGTAAGGACTGTCTGTGATTTCGACGATATGGAGGAGCGTGACATCAGGTCTTATGTCGAGTGTTATGACGGAGGCAATGGCAATGTCAAGCTTCGTAGGTTGGTTTCTTATGACTCCAAGATAAAGGCAAGATACGTCCGCTTCGAGGTGCTTGAATCGGATGACTCCGGCTTCGTTCCGGGGGCCGAACTGGCTACCCTCCCGGACGGATTCTCTTTGGTGTCTTGTGATTTCACGGATATGGAAGATAGGATGCCTATTGATATCGAGGAGTGTTACAAGACATCAGCCGGAAGCGTACGCATGAGACATGTGGTGTCTTATGACGGTGATCTTGGGAAAAGAAACCAGTTCTGGGAGATTGTGGACTCGTCTGATAATGGGTATAGGCTAGGGAGTAGGATAAATAATATTCCTGCGGATTTTATCCGTGAAAGGTGTGGTCTAGAAAGGTTGGATGATCGTATTACCAGAAATGCGGTAGAATGTTACTCGACACCGGGAGGATCGGTAAGGATTAAATCCACTTACGTTATCAACCCTTTAAATCATGTTAGGTCGTATAATCATCATGTATTGAGTTCTACAGATAATGATATCCATGTTGGTACTCAATATACCTCTTTGCCATCTAATTTCACTCGTATCGAATGCGAGGAGCCGGATTATATGGATCGACTTATCGATACCACGGAGACTTGTTATGATACCGGAAAGGGTACGGTGAAGATCAGGAGACAGGAGTCGTTGAACGGAAATCTGGATGTAAAGACTTTCGACTATAAGATCGTTGAGTCTACCGACCCCGATCATCCTATCAATACTACCCCTACGCAGACGGTTATTAACGGCTGGACGGTTATCAGCTGTGACCTTAATATCATGGAGGTAGATGACTGCTATGAGGTTGGTGGTCATAAAATTCATTTAAAGGGATTCAGGACGATCAATCCGGCGTTACAGGATATTAAGTCCATATTGTATGTCGTGTACTCTGATCATCCTGATTATCATGCTGGAGATGAGCTTAACTCTATTCCAGAGGGGGCTAAGGTCACGATCTGTGATTACGCGGATAAGAGCCAAAGACATATGGTCCCGGTGCGCGAGTGCTATGAGGTGGCCGATGGCCGGTTCTATGTAGAGGGAAGCAGGTTGGTGGATAACGATATGGTCGTAGAGCGGATGTCGTTGATGGTGATGGAGTCATCCTCCCCGACCTACCCGGTAGGGACTACGCTGACCTCCATCCCCGATGGCGCTACTATCGTGGCTTGTTTATGTCAAACCTGTTAATATCAAGGCTATGGTTAAGGTATGTAATGATTATTATATGATTGACGCCCTAGCCGGCGGTGAGGTCATAAGGAAAAGGAAATATCGTCGTGAGAATACGATGATCGGATATAAGTGGTATGATTATAATGGGGTCGAGGTAACTGACCCCATTGAGATATCACGTCTTGACGGATTGGCTACTAAGCATCAACGTGTGGATGAGGCTTATGATGACCATGCTGTTTTCATGTCGTCAACCAATTACGTTAACAGCGTTTCCGGTATACCTATGGATAAGCATATGGTTGTCGTTGAATGGAGACCGGATAGCGAGCAAGGTTTTGTCACCATGGCTCATGATGAGGGTCTTGACGGGGATAGCTATTATATAGTTATTATCAATACCGGAGATAAACAGGCTACGATCTACACCCCCGTAGATCCTGAGGACCCAAAGGATGGGACTTCCCGTGCGGTTGATGGCGATAACGTTTCCGTTGGCGGATCATATGTCTCTATATCCCCCAAGCAAGTAGAGAGGATAAGGGCTACTTTCCGTGATGGTAAATGGTATTATGAGTTAGTCACAAAGACATATCCTAGTAATACTGGAGGCATTAAGATCGGGGATGTTGATTTTGTGACGTTCAGATATTTATGGGAATCAAGTTCCGGAAGGGACTTGGACACGATGACGGAAGCCCTTAATTCTAATGTTCCCACCATAGATAATCTTGCTGTAGGTTGGTCTGGCCCCGGAAATGGAGATAGCTCTGTTAGAGAAGTTCTTAAATGGGGTGGTGATAATACCGGTTCTGGTAAGGAATGTGTTTGGATGTCGGTGAAGGATTTAAGGGCTAAATATTATGATATCCTACCTGAAGAGACGTATTTCATGGCCTACGCTACATGGTTTGGATCTAAAGGTACGGGTAAATGTTCTTTTGAACTTGTTGGATACAAGGGAGGTACGATGAGCCAAGATGGATATAATTTCATCAATACCGGTGGATCTGTCGTATATCAAAATACATATGATTTTATCTGCAATACCAGTAAGGGGGCGAGTACATATAAGACTTCTTATCAGAAAGTAGCCCGTATTACTTATAATAAGCTCACCAATGAGGTCTATATGTCTATAGGCGATGCTATAGATCAGGAGGATAATTATGATAAGCTGGAGCGGGAGATCAATAATATAAAGGAAAGACTTAGCGATGTCGAGAGCGAGTTGGCTGTCGTAAGACGTATAGCTGAGGGCAAGAACGCGGCGTATATCTTTGATACGGTCGATGCCATGAATGAGTGGCTGGCGGTTCCGGAGAACACGGCTAAGCTCCGTGTGGGGGACAGCTTCTGGATCAGGGAGCAGGAGGTACCTGATTATTGGTGGGATGGAACTCAGGCTTTAGAGCAGGAAGGTCCGAAGGTTGATTTATCCCCTTATTATACGAAAGACGAGATTAATAATATTGTCAATGATATCAATCAGAAGATAGAGGATAAGAGTACGTCTATTATCTTCGATACTTATATCCAGATGAAGTCTTTCGTGGATGATCCAACTAATGCCGATAAGCTTAAGGAAGGTACCATCCTGTTGATACGAGAGAAAAACGTACCTGATTATTATTACGATGGTGCTGGGATAGTTAAGATGGAGGCCGATGTAGAGCAATGTCTTTACGTTACTTTGGCTAACAAGCCTACGGAAAGCACTATAAGTTATACTCAAGATCGGGAGGTGACTAATTTCGCCCCGGGTGCTATAGCTAGATGGGTTGACGCTGACGGCAATGACGTGTTTTATAAGCTTGTTGAGATAGTAGGTGGTAAGGCTAAGTGGATTACCCTTATCGATACTAAATACGGTAATGTGACGCTACAGAGCACTTACGACAAGAACTATGAGATTGTTAATATCGTATCTGGATCACGTTTACAAGCTATAAATAGCGAGAAGAATGATATCAAGTTCGTTAATAGTGCTACGGGTAACGTGACTGTCGTGTTGAATGGGACCGTATCAGGGGGAGCCAAGAAGCTGGTGAGTATGCTGGCGGTTAACGAGGTAGTCTTGACCCCCGGAGCGGCGGTGTCGTTTACCCGGAACGGTGATGAGTTCGTGCTCACGGAGTTGTTTGGCGTTACTATCTTCCCAGATCTGGCGGATGCCAATCGTGAGGGTGAGTGGGTCATGAGTGTAGGCATAACCGGTAAACCGATCCTTATGGAGGTAAAGGAGATGCGTAAGTGGGATGAGAGTATAACTAAGGAGCTTACAATAGATGAGCTTAACGAGAAGTTCCCTAACGTGGATATTGGGTTCGCTGTCGTATGTAAGACCATCAACAAGGTATATGAGATGGTTAACGGATACAAGGAATGGGTGTCTTATGGTATAACCTCAATTAGTTGATATGGGATTTTTGGTAGGATATGATACGGTCTTGTCCTCGGTGACGTTTTACGTTAATGAGGACAGGTTCCCTTGTTATAATGGAAGGAATGCTGATTATGTGCCTGATCCGATAGTAGATTTAGGTAATTTTAATCGTAATCTCAGGTTCTCGGCAAACAATCCAGGATTCGTGGACGTCGATTGGGGTGATGGGACAAAGGATCAATACCCTTTGGTCAAGATATCTGACGGTAGTTATAGGATAGTATTCAGGTCTTTAGATATTGAGTACAAAAAGAATCCTGACGATACTACATGGTGGTATAGGAAGGAGGATGGATCTCAGTACATACCGGTTCCTCCACATAGGTATAGCGATATCAGGCGTAGGAAGGTTACGATGAGGTTCTCTAACGTAATCAATGGGGAGTTCAATATGGATGGTATTGTCCTCCATGAGTTTCCTGTAGTTAATCTACCTGATATAACTTATTTGGCTATGGTCAGATCCGTTCTTAAAAATGGCGATATCCCATATGACAGGATAAGTAAGAGCGTTAATCTTCGTAATATACAGATGGGGTCTTTTTCTCATCCTGGTGTTTGGGACAATTGGCCGGAAGGTTTTTTAAATATGAAAAATCTGAGGTATTTCGGATGTAACAGTATTTTTAATTTCGCTGATAATCCTGATTCGAATTGGAGAAGATTCTCTGAATGGAAGAATCTTACTATTTTTAACTTCAACTGGTGTAATATTCCTTCTTATGATCCGGCTTTTAATTCTATTCCGGCAAAAGATATAAGCATTATAAGCGATAGGAATAATATACCTGTATTTGATGAGGTGGATAAGGTAGGGGATGATAAGACAGGCGTTACCTTTATGGGTGGTGGTAGCTCATGGGAACAAGATCTGGTAGGAGGGAAATTAAATAAGATCCATAATACGTATTGTTATTCAAGTGTGGTGCCGGTAGATGATCTTCCAGATTGGTTGTATGAGGTAAGGGAATTTAGGATATGGACTTTGCGTGATTATGGTAAATTTATAAATACGCAGGAGAGGGCTGATATGTTCGTTAACACGTTTTATGATAAGATAATGTCGTGGAGTTATATAACGATGTCACAGACGGCTTCTGACGGCAACAGGAATCAGTTTTATAAACTTACCTTAGATTTATATACTGCCGCAGCTCCTACTAATAAGAGACCATCTGGCGTTTATCAAGCCCCTGAGGGGTTTGTTAAGGGTGTTAGCAACGGTAATCCTACGACGCCTATGGAGAAGGTGTATGTACTTACCAACAACTACGGGCAGACATGGGTCTTGGCCCCGGCGCCAGCCTCCAAGGCCGCCCTTACGAGGGCAAGGCGGGCTGGGAAGGCTAGGATTACCCCGTTCGTCCTTGGCGTAAAGGACGGCCATGTATCCGTGTTCAGCGGAGATGTATTGGATGATAATATGAGTAAGTATAATTTCGCTGACAAATACGAGGCTATAGATATCTGTAACGATCTGGGATTGGATAGTTCACCGGTTGTCGAGTATTTCAGGAGAATAGAGGAGGGAGAGGTATGAGGCTGATATGTAAGGATACGAATAAAGGGTCTATAACCTTTTTTACTAAGGGTAAATACGCTTTTAGGGGCGTTGACAGGAATGATACTACCGATGATGTGCCTGATCCTATATTGGATGTTAATAATTATAATGAGAGTATACAGTTTTATTCCAAGACCCCCGGCATGTGCGAGGTCGATTGGGGTGATGGGAATAAAGATCAATTTCCTTTCGTGAAGGACAGGAGCGAATCCATATACGGGCGATATAGGTTGATGTTTAGGAGAAGGGATATAAGTTATCGTAAGAATCCGGATAGCCATCCATGGTGGTTTTATAAGGAAGATGGGAGTGAGTATATTCCCGCCCCCAATCATGCTTACGCTGATGGACTAGATAAAGATCGGGTTATTACCATGACTTTTACGAATGATATTACATACGTTCAAACAGCGAGGATAATGATGGTAGGATTCCCGATATTAGACGCCCCAAGTATTATCAACTTAACCTTATCCATTACCGGCGATGGGAATATAACCGATATCCCTAAAGACAGGATACGTAGATCGGTAAATATAGAGTATATAATACTTAACGAATTGGGTGTAGGGACATTGACATCCATACCAGACGATTGGGATAGGTTGACTAAGTTAAAAGGCATTAATTTAAATCGAACGGCTGATTTTAATGATACGGAGTCTTCTAATATAAGGAAATTCCCCTCTATGTGGCCTAATCTTGTAATATTAGCTTTGGCAGGTTGCAGGGTTAGGGTATATCCAAGGGAATGGCTGTCTTTTAGCAAGTTAAGAGAATTATATATATCCCCGGGAGTGGCTATGCCATCGTTTGACCCTAATACATGCCCGGCTATGGATGAGGTGGATAAGATAAATCCTAGCTTAAAGATTTTCGATCATATAAATAGATGGTATGGATCTGTCGTGAGTTGGCATCCGTATATGAGCGGTAAGGGATTGGGAAACATTGAGCGTGTCGACGCTTCATACGGTTATAGTAGTATAGATGTAAGTAATCTCCCGGATTATATATATGAGATGAGGTCTATGAATAGCTTTTATATGCATAGCAGCTTGTCAACCCAAAGTCGATGTGATACGTTTATATCAACATTATATGAGAAGGTGATGGGGTTTGATTATCTCACTATGTCTTCCTCTGCTTCCGATGGCAAAAGAAATCAGTTTTATGGATTGTATCTAAGTATGTATTTAGCTTCCAAGCCTGATGATAAAAGACCTAGTGGCGTATTACAGGCTCCCTCTGGTTTTATAAAGGGTCAGTCTAATGGCTCTCCGTCGACTCCTATGGAGATGGTTTATGTGCTTATGAATAATTATGGATGGAGGTTTAGTATGGCACCAGAGGCTTCGGTGTTAAGGTCAATACGATCTTCTGATATTGACACGAGGTCGTATAAGCCATATAAGCTTATTGTATTTGACGATGGGTGTACCTTTGTAGGCAATGGAGATGTTTTAGCTCATGATACGGATAAGGTATTATCGTTTGGGGATCAACCAGAAGGAGAGTATTTATGTGATTCTATGGGATTGGACAGGAATGTTATTGTAGAATATTTTAACAAGATAGGTAATGGCTAAGACATTATATAAATATGAGGCTTCATCAAATAAGTTCGTGTGGTTCACTACATGGGATAGGGCACTTAGAAATTATTATACCGATGATTATAATTATGTACCTGATCCTGTCGTTGATAATTCTTATAATACGTTTGTTGAGTTTAGATCCAGAAAGCCCGGTATGGCTAATGTGGATTGGGGGGATGGAATAAAGGAGCAGTTTCCTATGACCAAGGTTCAAGGGGAGGATAATTATCGTATTATATTCCGTTCTTTGGCAATACAACACAGGAAAAATCCCAATACTACGTGGTGGTTCAGGAAGGAGGATGGATCGCAATACGTACCTGTGGATAATCATGCTTACGCTGATGGGAGGAGGGACGTACAACGGGCTGTGTCGATAGATTTTACTTGTGATATTTATTATGCCAATATCCAAGTTTGCAAGATGACATCTTTCCCGATTGTGGATATGCCAGGACTTGAGTTTTTGGTCGTATCCCATACGCTGTATGTTAATGACGGTATACCTGTAGACAGGTTGTCAAGATCCAAAAAGTTAATTTATATCGGTCTTTCAAATATGGGGCAAAGAATGACCGTAATTCCTGAGGCTATAATCAGCAAGACAGAGGTATATTATTTAAATATGTTTAATATGCTTGATCTTAGGGATATAGAATCTAGCGGGATAAGGAATATAAAGAATATGAAAAATCTTGAAACCCTTGACTTGTCTTCATGTTATTTGGATAGGTATATAAAGGAGTTTAATGACCTTCCTAAACTTAAGACGTTAAATATAACTCCTGCCCCCAGTGATATGTGGAATTATTTTGATATAAATACCCTTCCTTTTTTCGAGGTAGATAAGATAAATCCTAATATTACTGATTTTTATTTTTTAAGTGACTGGATGAGTGGAGAAAGGAGGACGGGTTGGAATGATGATAATATGTCTGGAAGGGGATTGGAACATCTTACTGGTTTCATTGCAGCTAATAGCAATAGTCTTAGAATGGATAAGCTTCCGGATTATATTTATGAGATGAGGGCTATTACATGGTTTAACGTGAATGCATCCACTCGTAGCCAAAAAAGATCAGATGATTTCGTGAACTCTTTCTACGACCTTGTTGTAGGATGGGATCAGATTACTATGACATCCGTGGCTAAGGATGGGAAGAGGAACCAGTTCTATAGTCTTTCGGTAAGCATGTATGATGCTATTCATCCAACCAAAAACCAGCGTCCTTCCGGCACGGAGCAGGCCCCAGAGGGATTCGTGAAAGGCTCGTCCAACGGGTCTCCCGCTACACCTATGGAGAAGATATATGTGTTAAAAAATAACTACGCCCAGAGATGGACGATTAAACCAGAATAATATTATGAATATCAATATTTTAAAATTAAATTGGGGGGGGG